TTCTTGGTATGGAACTATTAAAAAAATTTCCTGATAAACAACTGCCTCCTGGGAGGATGTTTGTGTTCGATGTAAAAGGTGACGAGTCTCCTATAGCATACGGTGATTTTATTAATGGTCGTTGTGATCTAATTTATGAGACAGCATTATGAGTAATCTACAATTTAACAGAAAAGTAATCGTACAAATTGGGCAAACAGGACAGCAGGGCTTACAGATTCGTAATTTACGAACAACATTTAAGATTACAAAAACACTTCGGTCCGATTCGTTCAATACGGCGACGGTGATTATTTATAATTTAAACAAAGAATCTCGTGGTTTTATAGATTCGCTTGACATTGATAACGAAAAAAATAAAAGCAATCTCATAACCGTACAAGCAGGGTACGATACACTTGAAAAATTGATTTTTATTGGAAACATCACCTTGGTAACAATAGAAACAAAACGGCCTGACGTTATTACCACCATCGAAGCGATGGATGGAAAACTCGCTATGAACCAATTACGTATTGGTACGGGTAATATACCTGCATTTACATATGGAAAGAAAACTTCCGCGAAACGCATTTTGAAAGACATTATAAAAATAAGTGGTGTTGATTCGCATTATAATGATTCTATAGTCCCTGATCGTTTATACGAAAATGGATTCGCTTTTGTAGGGATGGGTAAAGTATTACTTGATAATGTATGCAACTACCTTGGTCTTATTTGGTCAATCCAAAATAATACTTTAAAATTAATCGCTTCCGGATCATCCGATGGAATTACTGTTGTTAGTCTTTCTTCTTCCAGCGGACTTATCGATAGCCCTGATAAAATAAATACCGACAGTAAGGAATTTACAAAAAAAGAACGCAACACAATATCAGGAAAAGAAACAACAGTGCTTGGTAAAAAAGTATTAAAAAAAATAGGTGGCGGATGGAAAATACGAGCTTTACTACAACCATCTATAGAACCGGGAAATGTTATTATGGTAGCAAGTGACGAAATTCCTGATGGTAGTAAATTTAGAGTTATCGAAATTGAACATAGCGGTGATACGTATGGTCAGGATTGGATGTCAACTATTACGGCAAGGATATTATAATGTCTATCGGTAACGACGCCCCTATAGTTGCCCCATCACTTGCGACCGTGATTTGTCAAGCGGTGTCGTCTATTATGAGCGGAGTACATACGTGCATGCCGGGACAAATTCAAAAGTATGACGCATCGACGGCAAAGGCAGAAGTGTTACCTTTACTTAATAGAACTTTTTATAGCGGTGATGTAGTAACGATGCCTATTATAACTAATGTCCCTGTCATTTGGCTGCGGAGTTCAAAGGGAGCAATTACTTTTCCGCTGGAAAAAGGCGACGGTGTTCTTTTATTGTTTGCCGAACGATCGATCGATGAATGGCTTTCCAGCGGTAAGCAGGTTACTCCAGCGGATGGGCGGTCATTTGATTTATCAGATGCGATCGCTATTCCGGGATGTTTTGATTTTAATACTTCTTTAAGTGAAGCTAATAATGATGATTTTCAAATTGTTTACAATGGGAATACTATAATAATTAAATCAGATGGAACTATAGAGATTAAAGGTAATAATACGATCACTATTAAATCAAATGGTGATATAGAGATTGGTAATACCGCTTTACAGAGTTTAATGACTAAAGCGGCAATGGACGCTTATAATATACATACACATCCAGTGATTGGAATTGGCACACCGACAGGTATTCCTGTAATACCACTTGTTGAAGTCACACATTGTACGTTGAAAACGAAGGTGCAATAAACAAATGAGTACATATTGGGCAAACATTAATAATGAATATAGTGGGACAGAGCACGAGGGTTCTGAACTTGACCCATTTTCTTTTGCTGATTTATTACTGCATTCTGCGAATAATCCAAGTGGAAATGTTTACAACATACAAGGAAGTTATGAAGACAATAGTTCATCTTATGAGTACTCAGTAGATTTAAATATTAATCAAAATATTTGGCAAGGGGTCAACTTACCAGTTAATGGTCCATGGCGAGTCGCCCTTACAGGGCGTGGTTATTATTTAACGATAAATTTACATTGTGTAGAAGGTGGGGAGTGTAGAGACGCTATTTTATATATGAGTAGTGATCGTCCTGGTTGTGAAATAACCGTTAGTCAAAATTCATTGGTTTTTAATACGTATATAGTAAAGAACAATAATTTATCTTTTAATGTTTTTACTAATAGCTTTTTTAAAGGGTGCACTATACTTTGTGATATCTACAATCGATCTTCAACAGATGTACCATTACCTGTATTTATTGACTGTTTAGTACAAGGCATCACGAATGGCGGCGGAGGTGCTATATATAATAATTGCGCTATAGGGTATGCTCCGGAAAGTACTGAAGACGTAACTAATTATTATAATAATTGTCAAATTGGATGGATTTTGCCCGAGTTCCCTGCATATAATGCACCACGTGAGGATTTTAATTCTGAAATACTTTGTGAAAATGTAACTACACCTCCGCTGCCTGGAGTAGGTTATCCGAGTTTTACTGGATACGAAACAGGTTTATGGGGAACATTACGGACTGGTATTGGGGCGGTAGATTTTGTAGGAGCACCTCCACCTCCAATCGTGCCTTTAATAATAAGTACGACGCCGGTTACCACAAAATCTGTTCTTACGAAGCAAGGACTTATTGATTTTAAAATTAATACTGTTGATAACGTTGATGGTTCATCGGGATTAGAGAATGACTTTGCAAAAGAAAATTTTGATCTTGTTCTTATAGATGGTAAAGAGCAAATTAGACAACGACTTAAAATACGTCTTCAATTTTTTAGCGGTGAATGGTATCTTGACACGATGCTCGGCGTCCGATTTTATCAAGATGTTTTAATAAAAAATCCTCAATTGACTAAGTTACAATCCCTGTTTAAAGCAACTATTATGGGGACGGTTGGGGTAACTCGATTGGTAGCTTTTGATCTTACAGTCGATAATCAAAATAGGAGTATGGCCTTAACGTTCACGGTAGATACACTTTATGGCATAATAACCGCGCAGGAGAACTTATGAGCACCTTTGGTTTAGATATTAATGGCTTTACATTAAAAAGATTGCCAGACATTAAAACCGAATTGGAAAATGCTTTTCAACTCGTATTCGGTAGCATTGATGTGTCAGGGGATTCGGTCGCCGGACAACTAATAGGTATACTTTGTAAGCCTATTACGGATATTTGGGAGTTATCCGAAGCACTTTACTATTCACAATACCCTGATACCGCGGATGGTGTAAACCTTGATTATGCCGTCGCATTAACCGGATTATCAAGAAAAACATCAACGTATTCAGTCGGAAAAATCGCTTTACATGGTGACACTGGAACAATTATCACGGGTGGTAGCGGCGGAATAACAGTCGGCGTTGATACGATGACTTTATTTTATCTTACCGAATCCGTTACTATACAGAATGTAAATATTTTAGAAGCGTATTTAAATGTCGACGTAGTACAAGATAGTACCGATTATGTGGTTGAATTGAATAGCATGCTTTATACTTTTAATTCTGGCGTCGGAGCGACGGCAAAATCAATTGCCTCCGGAATAGCTGATCTAATCGACGGTATTGTAACCGTCACTGATTTTGGATCAGGGGCATTATACTTAAAATCAACGACGCCTTTTTCCATAGATGTTTCTACATCTACCATCGCATCATGGTCTACGCCGGCCGAGGTTATCGCGGTTAATCCAGGTCCTGTTATTGGTCCAGTTGGCGCTATTATCAATATTGTAAATCCTATTGTCGGATTAGATTCAGTTATCAATTATGAAGCGGTCACAACAGGTGAGGCGGAAGAAACAGACACCGCTTTACGAATACGAAGAATAGCGTCATTAAAAATTCTTGGTGCCGGAAATCTTGAGGCGATCAGGGCGCGATTGCTTGCGCTTGATGGAGTAGATCAGGCGTACGTTTATGAAAACGATACTAATGATTTTCGTGATGAAGATGGAAATCTTGCCCCTGGAGCAATGCCACCTCATTCGATCGAAGCGCTCGTGGTTGCCGAGGATACTGCTGCCGAAAATTTACTTATCGCGAATACATTATGGTTAAGTAAACCAGCTGGCATCTATCTTTTCGGATCAACGTCCGTCGTTATTACCGACTCACAAGGAGGCGCGCAGACAATTCGATTTTCCCGTCCGTATTTACGTGATTCATGGTTTTATTTAACCATCACAACTAACCTCTCCCTTTTTCCAGTGGATGGTGCTTCACAGATCAGTAATGCGATGAAGTTATTTGGTGATGGATATGGGATAGGTGATGATCTTATTTATCAAGAATTTTATACTCAAATATATTCTATACCTGGCGTGCTTACGGCGACGATAAAAGTTATGCTCCCAAAAGTAAGTTATCTTCTTCCAGCGACTCCGCAGATCGCAACGCTTGTTGATTTGGTCACGACTCTACGAACCGGACCGCTGGGGAATATACTATTAGCAAACAATGATTATTTTGCTACGCTTGGGACTAATGATGTAGCGGCCGCGAATCCGGATAATCTTACGACGATTAAAGGTTCTGCGCTCGCGGCAAACGATCTTTTTCAAATAACTGACATTACGACACCGACGATAATATATATCGGAAATCTTGACTCAACGGACGCGGCGTATACGCAACCGTCAAGCGGATACTTTGCGGTTTCAGGAAATGAACGCGCAATATTTAATACTTCCAGAATAAAAGGACTTTAATATATGACTAAAATTACCGACTACATTAATCGAACGATTGGATTGATGATAGAGCAGTTTCGAAATCTGCCAAGATTTTCGGGACTGATTTCATTAATCGCGCAGCAGTACCAAGAACTTGAAGATATGTTTTTTGATTTGATGAAATACCGTGGTATAGTTTACGCGCAAGGAACGCAGCTTGATAAAATAGGGGCCGTGCTCGGACTTGGCCGAACGAGCGCCGATGATAATCAATATCGGAGTGATCTTTACTTTCAGGCAACTATCAATACTTCTAAAGGAACGCCCGAAGAACTAATATTAGTATTACAACGGGTGACAGGTATCGCCCATATTGATTATATCGAAGCCCAACCGGCGTCTATATTTATGTACTTAGTAAATCCTCCGTACTTGCCAAATAATATACGGATTAATATGGATAAGATTAAACCCGGAGGAGTATCTTTAAATATTGTTCTTAGTACTGATAGGCCTTTTTGTTTTTCGCTCGATGGTATAAATCCGTATTATGCAAATGGTCGAGGTTTTGGAATTAATTCCACCGATATAAACGGTGGTCAATTAGCTTTACCGATATAACAAATTAACAAAGGATTTTATTATGGCAAACGATGTAGCAGATGCGATTACTTTAGGAACTCCGATTTATCCGGACGTAGCTGTTGATGTTGACGGGAATAATAATGATATTACTGATCCGGTTTCCAGTCAACCGAACACCTCTTTCCCGGCAGCGCCTATAGTTTCTGACGGATGGCCTGGAAATGGTATTCCTATTTTCAGTGACTTCAATAAGCTTTTTCGGTTGATCACACAATGGTTGCGGTGGCTTTACCCTGCGGTAACTAATCTTTATCGTTTACTAAATGGATACTTTAATCGAATCGTTAATGTTTCATTCGCTTTACAAGGAACCGCTGGAGGAACCGTTGGGATTACATTGACGCGAACTAATAAAACCATCACATTGTCTTGGTCGGCGAATATAGCAAGTTCCGCCGGGCTTGCTCCAACAGGCCTTTGCTCGTGGTTATCAACCGACGCTATACCTGTTGATTTCTGTAATACAATTGACGAGACGTACAATCTTGGATTGTGCCGCGTAAGCGTCGGTGGAACTTTCCAATATGCAAGCGCCGAGGTATTTATTCGTGCATCAACCCACGAATATTTTTTGAGGTTTTATGCCGACCCTGACTACACAACCGATTTTACGCCGGGCGACATAGTATTAATAAAGCCCGGTCAATTTCAATTCACCTTGCTTAACGCGTAAAGGAGAGTATCATGTCTTTCGCCGATGCAATTCAGCTTATACTTATAAACGAAGGTGGGTACGTTAATGATCCAAACGATCCAGGAGGTGAAACTAATTTTGGTATCTGTAAACGAGCGTATCCGAATGTTGATATAAAAAACCTGACCGTCGAACAGGCGACCGATATTTACAGAAAAGATTATTGGGACAAATGTCGATGCGATGAATTGCCGTCGTGTATCCAGGGGTTAGTTTTTGATACTGCCGTAAATCAAGGGACTAAAATTGCCATCGTTCTTTTGCAAAGAGCCCTAAAAATAAAAGAAGATGGTGTTATAGGAATGCAAACGATTGCTACGGCCGTCGCGCACGCGTCCCCGGCCCTGGTAAGAGATTATACGGTAGTTCGGGTAATACGGTATGTCGGAACGGTTAATTTTGATCGTTATGGTGCCGGATGGATTCGTCGCGCGGTCGGCGTTGCTTTAGGAATCGCATAAACTTTATCAATAGAAAGGGTATATCATGCCCGTCATAGAAAGAAATCAGCGATTTGGTATCGGTTGTGAACCGAGTGAAACCTCGCAGGTCACGATCGATAATGGTAAGGGCGTAGCGCTTGATCTTAAAGGCGGCGTCCTCATCAACGCGGTAATCAACGGCGCGGTAGCTCCGGGAGGGGTAGTAATCAGCGGAAATACCGATCCGACTAAGAGGGTGCGTTTTTACTTTGATGTGTCGGTATCGCCCATTATCCTTAAACTTCAAA